GTTGATCGGGACGCTGGACCCGAATCCGTTCGTGGATGATTCGGTGCATTATTACTCAGCGCACTTTAGCCGGGTGGGAGTGGCAGGTAACGGGTTCAGCATTCAGACGGTTTGGGGTGGGAATATTTCGACTGACTACACCATTACCCCAGAGGTTGACGTTACGATCTTGGGTTTTTTCATGATCTACGATCGGCACGGCGGCTACATGATGAGCAACTGGCTCGGAGGAAACAACGAACAGTTCGCGATTGGTTACTTGGAGCCGCTTGCTCCCGGACCAGGACCGGATGGGGATTGTTTTTACGCCTTCTGTCGTGACAACTTACTGAACGATTGGATTGCTTACGCGACCTACGAAGTAACCCCGGACCTGAATAAATGGTATGCGCTGGCGCTGGTTGTCCCGGCAGGGACGCATCTAGTCCCAGCTGGGGGCTCTCCAACCCTTTACGTATCAGATGGGACAACGATGCACGGTTACCCAATGTTTAGCGAGACTTCGGGGGCGTTCTACGGACTCAAACCGGGAGGGGCCAATGTCTTGATCGGTTCACGGTCAGCACCGAGTTATAGCTTTGACGGTAGGATTGATCAGCTCGGCGTGTGGCTGAATCGGGCTTTGACAAGCCTTCAAATCGGGTCGCTTGTAGCGGCGCAAGGTGCGCGCTATCCTTCCTTGACCGCAGCGCAAAAAGTTAATCTCCGCGCCTACTGGGAGTTCGACACGGAAGACCATCTTGCAACCGCGCTCTTGGTGACTCCGCAGTATCAGTATCTGGATCGGCTCGGATACAGCAGCCATGTCCCAGTGGGGCTGCCGCCGTGGCACGCTACGCCGTTTGACTCCGATGTCGGCGGGGTGACTGTGGTCCCATTTCCTGACCGGGCGGCGCCGGTCCCAATCGTATGAGCGATTACAAAATTATTAAGACGCAGGGCAACAATCTGGAAGCGGTCATCAGCGAGATGGAATACGCCGTGAAGGATTTAATGCTGAAAGGCTGGTCACCCGCTGGGGGCGTCTGCACGGGCCGGGACGGTTCGCGAGATTTCGAGGGCCGAAGTCACTGGGCCGTGCAGGCAATGATTCTGGAGGGCGGCAAATGATGGTCCTTGGACGTCCCGTCATGGACGTGCGCCCAAACTTCGAGGAGATCGAGCACGGCGAGCTTGACGACTTCACTTACGATTCTCAAGGCGTCGGCGGGGCGACTCCGTGGAAGCCGACGCTGGCTCCGAAACGAATCGGGCGTTACCCGTTCCTGTTCACAACGCCGGCCGAGTCCCGATATTTCCGTGCGTTCGTCCAAAATGTGCGCGGCAGGCTGCAAGGTTTCTGGCTGCCGCTGGCCATCAGCGACACGCGGCTTGCTGCGAATGCTGCGATCGGTGACGTGACGCTGACGGTGGACAAGATCGGGCTGGCGGCGGCGATCGGGCTCTATCAGCAGTTCCAATGGATTGCGCTCACGACCTGGAAAACGATCTATGCTTACCAGATTTCGAGCGTTGCGGTTGTCGGAGAAACCGAAGTGATCACGCTGGCGAGCGGCTTGCTCAAGGCCGTTGTTGCCGAGGACACGAACGTCGAAGGATTGATCTACTGCCGGTTTACCGATGACGAGATTGAATACATTTACGACAGCGAAAATGTTTGCAGTTGCAAGGTAAGCTTCACAGAACTTCCTACCGAGTATGTCACTCCTCATCTTGGGACGCGCCCGATTTACCTTTACCGATTCACCCGAGGTTCAACGGTCTGGCACTTCGCTGACTACGCAATCGACATTGTTGCCGGGGCGGTAACCTGGAACGCGCAGGACATCTCGCATGAGTCAATCGTGATGAGTGGAGACTTCGTCAATGATGGCGTCCAGATACTCTGCGGCACGGATGATCCTGCGCACCCGCTCCGCTACTACATCGAATCCAAGGCCGGGGAGAAGATGGTCTGCGAAATATTCCAGACCGACGCAGACACGCTCACGGTTGATCTGGCTGCTCCGATTTGGATCGGGGATATTGGGCAGGTAGCGTTCCAGGACAAGGGAGTGATCCAAGGCACCATCGGAAGCGTGCAACGCATCGCCGAAATGGACCTGCCGCGCATCAGTATTCAGCGGCCCTGCAACTTGCATCTTTACGACGAGTTTTGCACGGTGGACAAAGCGGCCTACACGACGACCGCGACGATAACCTGGATCAGCCCGACTGGAGAATGGATCGAGGCCGATGCGTTTGAAACCAAGATCACAGCCGAAGGGGATATCAACTGGTTCGCGCTCGGTCGCTGCTACTTCGGGACGCAAAAGAGATTGATCATGGGCAGCAAGGCGGCAGGCATCGCGAAGCGGATGAAACTCAACTCTCCATTCTACGGTTTGACCGTGGGTTCAGTGGTGACCGCGACAGCGGGCTGCAACAAAAGAATCGAGACGTGCCGTGACAAATTTGGGAATTTGGAAAATCACCTTGGATGGAAGTATATGCCAAACCAGCACCCTCAAATCAAAGCGCTAGCTACTCCGAAAGCGTCGGGCGGAAAAATGAACAAGGGGGGCGGTTAGCAAATGAACTGGTATTTCGACAGCGAGGACAATCGCGCCAGGTTGAGTGAGGAGCTGAACGCGTGGCGTGGCGCGATCTTCCGGCCGCACGAGTGCAAGAAAGGCGTCGCGACGGATTGCGTCCAGTTCGTGCACGCGGTTCTGGTGGACATGGGCGCCATCACGCGGATCGAGTGGCCCCGCTACGTGACCGTTCGCGGCGGGGTCAGCATGTGGCAACTCCTGATTGAGCACCTGGACAAAGTGCCGGAGCTGATCCATCAACCAAAGGAAGCCGAGCCCATGGACGGAGACGTTGTCGCGGTGTCAGCGGGCGAGAACGGGCATCATGTCGGCATCGTATGCGATTACCCGGTGATCTGGCATTGTCTTCACGGGCAAGGGGTCTGCCAGGGAAACATCAATGATGCCATCGGCAGGAATTTGACGATCGAAGTTTACCGCGCGCGTGCATGAATCCCGCTCCCACAAAAACAGGTAAGCAAGCCATCGGCGGAAACCGTAATCGCGAGAGCGACCGTCATTTTCTGATCAAGTCGCGGGAGCTGGTCAGCAACGAGCAAGGCTACCCGGCGCGCGTGTGGTGGGGCAAGACGAGATTGGCCGGCGATGTTATCACGCCCGTTTTCAACATTCAGAAGCGACCGGCGCCGGTCAAAGGCGGCGGCAAGGGCGGCGGCAAGGCTGGCGGCGCCGGCAACACTTCGTTCCTCACGAGCGCGAGCTACGCGGTTTTCCTGGGGCTCGGGCTTTGCTCGAAGCTGACCGGGATTAAGAACGGTGACACGGACATCTGGACCGGGGACATCGACAACACGAGCGCGGACAGTCACGGGCGCACGGTCCTGGATACGAGCATCGGCGCGATTCATTTCTACTGGGGCTTCCCGGATCAGGATCAGGATGAAGTTCTCAACAATCTTTACCTGGATGATGGGGCCGCAGCGGGACTCGTTCCGATTCCTAACTACAAAAATTGCTGTTACGCGGTCATGCACGATGTGGAGTTTGGCGAGCAGGACGTCCAGCCGACGCTTCATTTTTATGTCGCGCGACACAACGACGTGTTGACACTGAGCGCGCACAGCATCAACGGGGATGCGGTCATGTCGGAAGTGATCTACGACTTGCTTACCAATCGGCTTTACGGAGGAGGACTTGACCCGGCGCGTATCGACAAAGCGAGTTTCGAAGCCTGCGGCGAGCAGATCATTACCGAAGGACTCGGGACAAGCCCGGTTCTCGAAGATCATTCGCAGGGGCGGCAACTCATCGGTGACCTGATGGAGTATTTGGACGGTGTGATTTACTTCAACGGCTCGAAATTCGTAATGAAGCTGATGCGGCCGCAAACCACGGTCGGCATTCAGGCAATCAATGAAAGCCATTTGATGGAGGAACCTGATCCAACCAACACGCAATACGATGATACATGGAGCGACACGCGAATTTCGTTCACTGACCGTTTGAACAAATGGGAGGACGCAGCCGAGCCTTGGTATGACGAAGCCAACGCGGAGATTGTTGGCGAGCGGCGCACGAAAACTTTCAACCTGAAATATATCACGACGCAGAAGATTGCGAAGAAGGTTGCACGCCGAAAGGGGAAGCGGAACGGCATCCCGCACGTTGGCTACCGGTTGACGCTCAAGCCTAGCGTAACGATTCTGCCAGAGGAGATTTTTTTCCTTACCTACGCGGCGACCGGCATCAACGGGAAAGTGATGCACGCGCAGAAGGTAACGCGTGGCGGAAGCCTCAAGCCAGAACTGGTTGTTGAGTGCATCGAGGAACCGGCGCTTGAATCGACGGACGATTACGAACCGCCTGATGACTTCTACGCTTTCGCTCCGATCGTGGACAGCAGCGGCAGCGGCGAGTTTGCCATCATGCCAACGACGGCGCGGGTTGCAGTAATTCCGAACGCGCTCAAGGAAGGTTTCTCTGACGGCTTCCTCGTGGTGATGAATCGGACGGACTCGTTTATCTCGCGGCACAAAACCTTTTTTACTTTCGACCCGTTGCAACAGGAGTTCGCGCTCTTGGAAGGGGACGACAACTTTCCGGCCGCTGGCACGATTCTGTTTTGGCAACGGATGCGCGGCGGCACAGGTATCCATCTGCGGATTCAATTTGACGCGACCAATTTCGCCATGGCCGCGGCACTGGGCGGCGACTACAGCATGCTCGCTGTGACCGGCAAGCGATCGGTTAAGACGGAAGGCTACACATTGGACCGGCACGAAGTGGACTCGCTCTGGTATCGGCAGCAAGTCAACGGATTGTTCCAGGCGTGGAGCGCGACAGTTTTCGACATCGAATTGGTTCCGGGCCAATACGGCAACGGGGCGCCGGTCCCCGAAAGCGACAATGCGCCCGGTGAATTTCCGCCTGTGAGCGCTTACCTTGGCCGGCTGGACGACTTTACTTTCGTGCGTTCGAACGAGATGCAATTTGAGCGGAGCGGCGGTAATGCTCCGGTGGTTGCTGGGGGCCCGGACCCTGACGCGGGACGGGTGAGGCATGTGAAAGTGACCCTGGCAAACCAAGTTCAGGAGGAATCGGTTGCTGATGCGGTGGAGACAACCTATGCGCGCCTGGATACCACGATGGCGCCGCTCGGAACCTACACGCCGGACTGGGGGGCGCGGGCGCGGCTCGCTCCTGAGATTTTCGACTTGAGTGGCGGGAACAAGTTGGACGAAGTCACAGATTCAGATTACGGGCTCATGGCGGACATTGATGCTGGGCTGGGCGCGATTTACAACTCCGCGCCATCAACGACCGAAAGTCTAATTAGCGAGGACAGCAACTCGGTCCTCGGCCAGATGGTGACGGTTGGGGACAAGATTTATAATTGGGATTACCCCAGCAACTATGTCCCGGTGATTCCGGCGCCTTACACGCCCGGAACGCCTCCGGTCAGTCCTGGGACTGTCACGGTGGCAGCGCAGTATTTTATTCTCGCGAATGACGATACGATTTTCGGGGACACGACGGCGGGGGGATTTAATGTGTGGTTGCCGAGTCCGATCGGCATCCCGGGTAAAACCTACACGATCAAGAATATTGGTAGCGGGCTGTATGCCGGGCGAATCACGGTGCTGAGTCCAGACGGATACATTTTGGGATCAAGTGAAAATGGTTTGCTGCCCGTGTTCGTAGCTTCTCTGACTGGGTTCGGCGGCGGCGGCGGGTCCGGGAGTCTCTACGGAACGGTGCAAATCAAGAGCGACGGCACGCGTTGGATCCTCCTTTAGGTTTGCAATCCAGAATTGCACGGAGCAAAGATTGCCGGAAATGAAGCATCTTGTTCGCTTCGAAGTTTATTGCACGGCCCCAAATAAATGGTTCTGGAGGCTGCGGCATCGCAACAAAAAGATTCTGGCGGACGGCGGCGAGAGCTACCAGACGCGAGGGGCGCTCAAGAAAAGTTTAGAAAACGCCATTCGCGCGATCAGCAACGGGCAGTGGGAGATTGTTGAATCGGTTCCTGAGCGCGCCAGGAGAGCAACCAAAGCATCCTCGATAGAACGCGCATTTGGTTCCCGCGTCGCATGACCCCTACAAAATTTCCAGAGCAGAACGGGAAGCTGGTTGCCGCGCCGGGCGACGAGGCAACAGTGTTGGACCTGCCCGTTTATCGAGACGCGCAATACTCGATCAGTTGCTGGCAAATGTCGTGGCGCGACCGGTTGCGGTTGCTTGTGACCGGCCGCGTTTGGTTTTGGGCATGGGCGCGAACGCACCCCCCGATTTACCTTGGAGCGGAGCGCCCGGACGTGTTCCCGCCGCGGCCAGGCCGCATGAATCCATTGCGGCGGTGGCTGACACAGTGGCGGATCAGGCGCGCGACGAAGCGGGCAATTGCCGCGGAGCTTAAGCGGTTCATGGCACGCGCGCGGGAGTCTGATCAGATTCCGATCGGATACCGCAACCATCGCTGGGAATCGGAAGCACGCTGATCTAAATGAAATCGCTTACCGATATGCGGCTCTTAAATGGACAAGAGCAAACGATCACGATGACCGAGCTTCGGGAAAGCCCCGGTGACGTGATTGCCCAAGTGCAAAGCGGAAAGACGTTTCGCATCACCAAGGCCGGGAAAGTGGTGGCTGTGCTGTCAGCTCCTGAACCAAATGCGTTTCAGCTTGGAGCGGAGTTGAGGCGGTGCAATGACAAGTTTGAAAACATTAGCCATTGCGGTGACTTCCCTGGATTCAAAGGTTAATGCTCCTTACCGACATCATTCGAAGCATTGCCGCGCGCGTCCTGACGTTCAACGGAGTCACCGGTTTGACCGGCGGTGGACTCACGAACCTGGACGGCATCGCGACGCGGGCAACGGGCAGCATCACGTTCGGGGCGAATCCTTCCGCGGGCCAAACGATCACGATCAACGGAACGGTTTTTACTTTCGTTGCGGCTGGCGCGACCGGGAACCAGATCAACATCGGGGCGACGCTGATCCTGACGCTGGTTCAGATGACAACGGTTCTGAATGCGAGCGTCGTTGCCGGCGTCGCGCTCGCAACCTACAGCGACGACGGGGCAACTAAACTTTGGGCGAAGTATGACAACGGCGGAAGCAACGGGAACGCATTCACGCTGGCCGCAAGCAACGCGACCGTCAGCACAGCGAACCTCGCAGGCGGTCTGGACTACGGCGATGCGAGCAGCGGCGGCGTTACTGCGATGGTCATCGTTGGCGGGGTGTCGTCCTGGTATCGGCTGGTCAATGCGTCGGCGGCGACCAGCTCGCCGAATGTTATTCGTCCCACGGATTACGACGCAGTAGCGCACACGCGCAACTGGCTTCTGGTGTCGAGCAGCGCTGGTAGCGGGTTCCCGACAGGCGACGGGACAGAAGCGCTGCCGCCTTGGAGCTTCACGAGCGACCCGGACACGGGGCTGTATCGTTTCGGCGCGAACCAACTCGCGGGTAGCACGGGCGGCACGGCGCGCTGGCTCCTGGACGCGACCGGGGTGCAGGTGCGCAACGACGGGGCGCTGAGATTCAGCAGCGGAGCGATCGGAGCGGCGGACGAAATCATTTTGTCGCGACCCGCAGCGAATAAGTTTTCGATCATGGGCGCAAGCGCCGGGGTCGGCATCAACACGCTCCTGCCACTGACCAAGCTGACGGTTGTGGACACGGCCGGAACGAGTCCTCGCGGTATCCTCTCGATGCAGTTCAGCACCGATGCGAACGGGGCTCGGGTCGGGTTCGCTAAGGCACGAGGAACGGAAGCGACTCCGACAACGGTCGTGACCGCAGACGTTCTCGGGCGGTTAATGTTCAGGGGGCACGATGGGGCGAACTTCCTGGAGATGGGGAGCATTGAGGTCTCGGCAACGGGGACCATCGCAGCGACGCGGGTGCCGACCTTCATGGCGTTTGCGACGGCGACCAATGCGGCCCCGAGCGTCCTGACGGAGCGGCTGCGGATCGACGAAGCAGGGCTGTCCAAGTTCAGCGGCAATATCGGGTTCGATACGAATACCCGAAAGATTCTTTTCCCGGACGAAACCAGCGTGAGCCGGATTCAGCTTTACACGACCGGCTACGAAATCGGGATGGATACGAGCGACACGGTCATTTCGATGGGGTCCAGTGGATCGGCGGGGGTCACGATCAAATATGGAGGGGTTGGGGGGACCGCCATCGCGAGGTTTACACAAACCGATAATTTCGTCATGGATGCTGGCGGCTCGATCTGCTTCGGCTCCAGCGGCGTGACTTCACCGGACGTAGTGTTATCCAGGCAGGCTGCGGCGCATTTGACGCTTCGGCAATCCACGACAGCGCAAACATTTTCGATTCACGGCACCTACACCGATCCCTCGAATTACGAGCGCCTGACGATCAGGCACAACGGCAGCGCGACCGGGATCGTGTTCAGCAGCGATGCGCTCGGGACGGGGACGATTCGACCATTTTTCTTCTATGACGGTGCGTTTAATCACTGGAACTCGATCAACGGAACTTCAGTCTCGTTCCGAAACTCGTTCGGAAATAATAGCGGGTTTGCTTTGACGATGGGGTTTTCGCGCGGCACCAGAGCGTCACCCACCGATGTTCAAACCACTGACCCGGTGGCAACGTTTTACGGGGAGGCTTACTCTGGTGGGACTTGGTTCACTTGCGGAGCGTTCGGAATCGTGGTCAACGGGGCCTTCATTAGCGGCCAGAGGCCCCCGAGCAAGCTCCAGTTTTCCACCAATCAAGCCAATGCTGCTCTGTCGGCGAAGGTTGAAATTGATTCAGCCGGGGCGGTGACCTTGACGGCGACTCAGCCGCTTCAGTGGGGCAGCAGCGGCCTAGCGACGCCGGACCTGTTCCTGTATCGCGGCGCGGCGGGACTGATCGGCTTCGGCGGCACGAGCAACGCGTTCCCGGGGCTGCTCCGCAACGCGGCGGTTCTGGAGTGCAAACTGGCGGATAACTCAGCTTTCGCGAACTTCAAGTGTCTCGGCCTGACCGTGACCGCCCCGGCGACGCTCAAGGGCTACACGGTGGCAACGTTGCCTGCGGGGACGCAGGGCATGATTGCGTTTGCTACGGACCTGTTGACTCCTACGTTTTTGACGACGGCGGTTGGCGGGGGTTCCGTTGTAGGGTTAGTTTTTTACGATGGAACCAACTGGAAAACGGTTTAATCTTAAAAGTAAATTATGGCAATTTCATTCAACACCTACGTCGCAGACCCGACGCTTGAAGAACCAGGTTGCAACTGGGCTGCGGCACGCTAACAATGCGGACCAGCGGGCGCAATTAACGGGCGCGGCACTGGCTGCTTACGTGGATTTGACCCCGCTTCAATACACGAAGAAAAATCTTCAGCGGATGATGCGCTCATTGACGCGGCAGAGCATCCAAGAATCAGCCGCAGCGACGGCGGCAGCGACGGTGGCGGCGAATCCAATCATTGACCCGTAAAATTATGAGCAAACCAGAAGACGGCAACGGAGCGGTCCCGGAGCAACTGGCCGCGCCGCAGTTCAGAATCGCGAGCGTCGCGTTGAACGAGAACGAGTGCCGGAACATCGTCGCGCTGATGACGACTGGCGTGAAGACGTTGAATGATCCGAGAGAGCTGGCAGGCTGCTCGCAATTCGTTCTGGCGATGCAGATGAAATTCGATCAAGCGCTGGCCCCGAAGCCAGAAGCCGCGCCGAAGCCACCGGCAACCGCGCCGCAGCCGCGAGGCAAGCGGGCAAGAGCGATGGATACGGAGCCCGCGCCTCAGTCGCAGCGAGATTAACCGATGCGCCCCGCCGACATTGCGCCAACGCGGCAGATCAGCGGCCAGGTGGCCACGTTCCGCGTCGAGGCATTTGCTGACCCGTATCGGTGCTTTGTTGCGGCAGAGGAAGGCGGCGACGCGCTGAGCCAAAAGGCGGGCAATGCGGTTGGCGTCAATGTGATCTTTCCCGGTGGCGTGTTCGATCTTCCGAAGATGATCGAACAGAAGTTTGTGGTCGGAGTTTATTTTCAGGGACCAACGTCAACGATCATCACGCGCAAGGGGAATCCCTGTTTCAGAGCGGTCACGGACTACGCGCAAAACGATTGGGTGTATCGATGGTCTGGCTTCAGTTGCGACAACACGGACCCGAGCGGCGAGCCGATGATTTACGTTGGTGGATCGAGCTTCGCGACGATTGACCACTTCATGAGCGGCGGAGTCGGCGGCGGCGACTTGGTCGAGTTCACGAACGTTGAGCCCAGGCCGGCAGATCAGGTGCCAGAAGGTCACCCGTTCGGGACATGGACGGAGAATGCGGCGGTCGAAGTCGGCCTGATCTACGGCCCGAAGCGATCGGGTATCCGGTGGACCGTGCCGCAGGCAAAGTGCATCTTCCAAAGCTTCGCGACGTTCAGCAGCCGGCGCCTGTGCATCGCAGGGACGGTCCCAGGCAGCATCGGGATCGAGTTGCGGGATCACTGCAACGTGTATGCCGCTGATTTGCGCGCAAAGTTCAACGTTGAGCGGACCTGCGGCGGTGACTTTACATGCGTAAAGGTAGGCCCGTATTGCAACCTGGACACGGATATCAACGTCTATGCCGAGGCAGCCAGGCTCAGCGACGACAAGGATGACTGGCGCTCAGCCGGGAAAATTCTGCAAGTGGACAAGACCGGCAAGGTGACCGGGCGCGGGCGCTTCACGCGGCAGGACCCGCGGCTGCTGGCTTACGTTTTGGAAAGCGGTTTGGACTGGCAAGGGAACGCGACGGCGGCGCTTGTGTCGCCAGAGCTGATGGATTAACAATCTCGCATGACAACGGACCTTCTCCACCCTGACCCGGCGGCATCGGTTCCTGACCCGTCCGTTCTGACGAGTCAGCAAATGTTTCGAGAATCTTCCGCGCTGCGAGAATTGGTTTTTCGTGAAATCCTGGGACTTGAAAAGACTCTTGCAACCAGGATGGACGCCATCGAAAAAGCGTCCGCTTTGGTGCACGAAGACGTGACCCGGTGGCCGACCGCTCTAGATAAAGGGCTGGGGCATTTGAAGGAACTGCATCAGGAAAAGTTCAATAGTCTCCGTGAGATCGTTCATGCAGCGGAACAGCTGCAAGTCGAAAAGTTTAACTCGATTAAGACGCAGTTCGCGGAGCGGGACACCCGCAGCGAACATGATGCGAAGGAAACCAAAGTTGCCGTAGACGCGGCCCTTCAAGCAGCCGAGAAAGCGGTGGGCAAACAGCAGGAAGCTTTCGCGGAGGCAACGTCCAAAAGCGAAGCATCGACGACAAAGCAAATTGACCAGCAAGCCGAGCTGCTCCTGAAAACGACAGGCTCACTGGAGCAACGGATCAACGATCTAAAGGAACGGTTGGGGCGGATCGAAGGGATGGGGCTTGGCGGGTCGGCGGTGACTGTTGAGCGTCGGGCATCCCGCGAAGAGCAGCGGGGCAGCAATCAGCTTATCATCGCGGTCATTGCCATTCTTGTTTCGGCGGCATCCGTGCTCGCTGGAGTTGCCATCGCGTTTCTGAAACACTAAATGATTATGCGAAAAACGATTGTCGGTTTCCTGTTGCTGGTCATGCTGCTGGCCCCGAGTTGTTCCCTGACTCGGCTCAGCGCGAAGCGGAACAAGATCAACGAGAAGTCCATGGAGGATGCGCGCCAGAACAATTCGCTGGCGCATCACGCTTTGGAGCGGCAGCCATTCACGAACCGGACCGTGCACACCGAAGTTGCGCGGGTGGCGACGGAGCAAAATGAAAAGATTCTCGGGCAACCGATCCGCGAGCTGGACGCGTCGGCAGCACTGAACACAAATGCGACGAATTATGAGGGTGTGCGCGCGGACGTGGAAAAGAATCTCGGGAAAGAGTTCGGGACACAGAACGATACGGAAGAGAAGAAGCGGGAGCTTGAAGCGCGGCTTGAGGAGCAGGGGCGCCTGCGGGTAGAGGAATACAAAGCGACCGTTGCGAAGCGATGGAAGTGGGGCATTCGAATCGGCGGCGGCATCCTGATCATTGCGGGGATCATCGCGGCATGCGTTTATTTCCCGCCGTTGATTGGAATGATTTTCCAGGCTTTTAGGACAGCAAAAAGCGCTACCTCAGCGCTCAAGAATACGGTGGTGGCGAATCAAAAGTTCTTCGAATCGGCCCCGGCGGAGCACGGGGCGAAGCTGGCCCAGTTCCAAGGCCGGGAACAAGGCAAAGAAGACGAGGCGATAATCCGAAAGATCAAAGCTGATGCTTACCAGGCCGGTGAAATTGAAACGGTGAGCGTGCCGAAGTCGCCGCCCGGCGACAAGCCGCCGCAGCGGTCACCGCTGCCAGGTGACGGCCCCGCCGCGAGTCACCCGATTGGCGGCAGCGCGGCAGCGGCCCCGATAGGCCGCCCGCTGCCCTGAGTCGGCTTCAGGAAATTCCCAAAGATTTGCGCTTGCAATCTGCGAGCGCATCGGGTAATTTTACCCGCAGTAAGCAACCCGTTGCGGCCCCGACGAACGTAGGGCGGACGGCAAACAAACGATAACGAAAGGTTAGAAATTATGGCGAAGAATTTGTATCACTCAGCGCTCGTGAAGCTGGGGCAGGTAATGGTGACCGTCAAAAGTGACGTGCTCAAATCCCAGTTCCCCAACAAACCCGATTATGTCGTGATGGAGATCAATGGGGAAGATTTCAACTATACTACCGAGAACGACGCATGCGCGGAGTTTTTCCGTGGCCAGAAAGGCGCGACGATGGCTCTTTCCGCCGAAGGCCGCAAGGAGGAGGCGGCGCTGACGTATCTGGGGGACACCGTGGACAGCATCAGTCACCGGAACCTGCCGCCGAAACAGGCGGCAGCCCCGGCGAAACCGGCCGCGGGCGGACCGCCCCAGAGGCGTCAGGAGCCTCCCGGGGGGCAGAAAGGGGCGGCCCCCCCTGCCAAAGCGGCGGAAACCGGGCAGCCCGTAGCGGGAAACAAGCCTCCCGTCCAGGGTCAGGCGGCGAACGGGAAGCCGCCGCCGCAGCCGGTCAAGACCCCGGCTGAGCGATTGGCTGGGGCCAAGGTCCATGCCAACAAGGTGGCGAACCTCTACCTTGTCGCGCATCAGGCGGCAAAGTTTGCTCGGGACCAGATCAAGATTCAGTGCGGGGACGAGCTTTCAGCCGAGGAATTTCAAGGCATGAAAATGAATATCTGCATCCAGCTTGAAAAGGACGGCCATCTTGCCGGGATGCCGACGGGCGTCTTGTCGCTGGCCAAGGCGGCAGCGAAACCGGCAGCCCCGGCGAGTGGCCCGGACCCTGACGCGGCAGCGGCAGCCGAAGCCGAGGCGCGGGCGGCGGAGCGGGCAGCGGGCGAAGCGGCAGCCGCAGCCGAACGGGCGCGGGTAGCCGAGGCGCAGCGGCTGGCGGCGGAACGGGCGGAAGAGGAAGCCGCTGGGGTTCCCTTCTGAGCGCAACCGCAACCGAAACGATCACGACAACGAAACGAAAACTATGAACCGAATCACTTCTGTAAAAGGCATCAACGTCAAGGGGCTCACGTTCGAGCATCAGCTCGCACCTCTGACCTGCATCATCGGGAAATCTTTCACCGGCAAAACCGCCATCCTGGATGCTGTCACCATCGCGACGTATGGCTATCATCCAAAGTTGGGCAAGCGCCCAATGGATACCTTTCAACTGGCTGGCCCCGGGCGACCCGAAATGTCGTCGAGCATAAATCTTTCCAATGGGGAAATTAATTGGCACGTGTGGAAACAGTCAAAAGGTGGCGCGATCACTCACGAAGGATCTGAGCCGGTCACGCAATCCTTGCCGTGGATTGAATATCTGGATTTGAAGCGCCATGACCGAGTCAAATACGTTTTCGACCAACTGAACCTGGAAGCCGAAGGCGTCAACGATTCCCAGTTACTCGGAGTAATCAAGTCGCTGATCGTTCCTGACCCCGGCGCGGACACCGCGGCAGCGCTGGCCGAGTGCGAGCGGATCGTGGAAAAGTTTTGCAAGGCGCGCGTCGAAGAGGATGCGACGTTGCAGGACGTAACGGAGGCAATCATCAATGAATTCGAGAATGGCCGAAAAGAAAGCGCGCTCACGGTCCGGCGAATGGAAGGGCTGGCCCAAGGGTCAGCGTATCTTTTGGACGGATCGGCGCCCGCGGCAAACGTGGATCAGGAGCTTGCTGCGGCGCGTCAGAAATATGACAAGCTGCGCACGGAATTGGCTGGGCTGATGGCGCGTGCCGATGCCGGTCGCCGGGCAGCGGAGCGCGTCCGTGACCTGGAACGGCGCAAGGCTGGGCTCGTGGCATCGCAGCCGGCAGCGGCAACAGAGATGGCAGCAATGGAGCGGGAGTTGGCCGGCATCAAGGCCGAAGACCTGACCGCGCTGGCGGCAAGCATCCGCGCGACGGAAAAGATTGTGACCGTGACCGCGTCGGAAGCGGCGCAAGCGGCGAAGGAAATCAAGCTGCGGCAGGATAACCTCGCGGAAACCAAGGCGCATAAATCCTGTCCGGTATGTCTCTCGAAACGCAAAGGCTGGTGGAAAGAGTTTGCTGAGAAAGCAGAGGCATCCATTGCGAACTTAGGCAAGGAGCGGCAACGATTGGAAGTGGAGAACGGTTCGGCCCAGTCGCGTCTCCGCGCCTTCCGTGACCGTGAAACCGCAGCCGTGGCGGCGGTCCAGCGGCAACAGGAGCTGGGCAACAAGCTGCGCGACGCCAAGGCCGCGAATGAACGGCGGCAGTGGTGGGATCAGCAAATGAGCCAGATCGGCAGCGACCTGGAAGCGGCCCGCGTCGAGTCAGCCAAGTTCGCTGCGCCTGAAGGTGTCGCGGCCCTGGAAGCGGAGATCAGCGGGGCAGCCGGTGTCATCGAGCGATTGACGCAAGCTCAGAAAAAGTTTATCGCGGCTAAAGCGCAAGAAGCTTCCGTCCTGGAATCGAAGCGGACGCATCGGCAACAGAGCGACCGCGCCCGCGTCATGAAGCTGGCCGCGGAATCGTTGGTGCAGTGGCAGCAACGGGCGATTGACGGAGCGATCGGAAAACTGTTCGCGGTGGCAAACCAATTCACGAACGGGATTCTGCGCGGCGAAGTGGCTTACCGTGACGGTGACATGGGGATCCTGCGCGACGGGCATTTCGTGAATCACAAGACGCTGAGCGGGACGGAGCAGGCGCTCACGTATGCGGGCATCACGGTTGCCCTGGCGCAGCGGTCACCGTTGAAAATTGCGGTGATAGACGAATTGGGGATTGGCGACGCTGGCGCGCGCGCCAAAATCGTGGAGCGGCTTGGGTTGCTGGTCGGCAACGGGACGCTCGGTAACGCGATCGTTGCGGATACGGCGCTGCCGGGCGGCATCGAGGAAAGCGCGCATTGTGCGGTTATTCGGGTGGAGTAATTATGAACGAACCTAGCATCAAAGAACTTCTGGAGTCGGCAGAGTATCTAATCAAAGACGGCTCACCAATGTTTGCAGTCCCGGACCTGCACCGGGCGCTGCGGCAGCTTGCCGCAAAAGTCGAATCGCTGGAGCAGGACGCGGTTGCGGCGGGGCGCGCTTACGTGACGCCGCCGCGGCAGTGCCTGGGTTGCGGCGGTTCCGGTGTGCTCGTTAACCCTGAGAGAGTATGCCCTTCCTGTTACGGAACAGGATCATCGGATACAACCGCGCCGCCCGATGACGGCACGCTGATTCGCACAGCGGCAAACAAACTGACGCAAGGGGGCGCTCCGCCCGAGGCGCAGCAGGCCAACTGCCCTGGGTGCGGAGCTGAACCCGGATCTTACCACGAAAGGGGGTGCCGAGAAATCGGGTATAGCCCCGCGTTGGACCGGCCCGAGGCGCAGCAGGAGCAGGCGGCGCAGCCGTTGCGGATGCCGGAGCCTCACTACCAAGTCGAGGTTTATCACGCTGGCTGTGACAAGTGCGGCGATGGCAAAACCTGGGCAATTTTCGAGGACGGGATTGCCGGGGGAACATCATTCTCCGAGGAAGGCGAAGCAATCGAGCAGTGCGATGAGTTGAATGAGGCTTACTTTGCCGGGGTTGCCTCTGTCGCCGCCGAGCTGGCCCGCCTCCGGGATGCGCTGCGGTGGCGGGACGCGGGGAAAGAAAAGCCGACCGATACCGCGAGGGTTATCTGTTTGTGGAAGGATGACCCAATGGTGATTCTGGCAAGATGGTCTGAGCCTGAGAAGCGGTGGATGAATCAAGCTACGGCGTTTTCGCCGGACTACTGGCTTCTGCTGCCGCCGCGGCCGCAGCAGGAGACACCATGACCGCCATTGGGGCAACGATAACGAAAATGAAAGCCATCGAAACATTCACCGAAGTTCAGCGCGGCATCATCGAGTCAGTCTACTCAAACAACATCGTGCTCAGTTGCCCGGGCTCAGGCAAGACATCCGTCCTTGTGGCCCGCATCAGGCATCTGCTGGAGCAAGGCGTCCCGCCATCGGAAATCGTCGCAATCACATTCACCAACTCGGCATCAAGTGTCATCGTGGAGCGCCTCGGAGACTGCCGCCTTTCATTTGTGGGGACCATCCATGCCTACCTGTTCCGGTTGCTGCGGCTGCACGGGCGCGAGATTTACGCGCTCCCGGATAAGCTCACCGTTTTGGATGACGAGCAGTGTTCCGCGCTCATCAAGGACGTTCGGCACGACCTTAAAATTAAGGTGTCCGTCACGGAGATTCGCAACACACTGCTCGATCTGTGGTGGGGCCGACTGGAGCTTGACGCCGTGCCGACCGTGACGCGGCCGCTGGTCAATGAGATCACGCGTCGGATGATTGCGAACGGCTTCTTTTCTTACGATGCGATTCTGGCCCTGGGCGCAAAGCTGGTGGACCGGCTATCCGAAACGTTGGAGCCGGGGCGCGTGTTGCTCCTAGATGAAGGCCAGGATTGCTCGGTCGCCGTCGCCGGCATCATTGATACGTTGCCGTTCCCGGAAAAGTTCATTGTGGCCAGTCTCGATCAGGCCATTTTTAGCTTCATCGGCGGCGACCCGGGATGGTGCGTCACGCTGGCCAACTCGCCCGAATATCAGACTTGGGTCATGGCTTCAAACTTCAGGTGCGACGCGATGATTTGCCAATTTGCTAACCGGCTCATGTCGCACGGGCTGCGGCCGCAGGAGCCCATGGAATCAGTAACGGGTGGCACGGGCAGCGTCGAAGTCTATCAGGATTTCGAGGATGACTCTGCGGAATACGCGATGGTGGCCCGCGAGATTCAGTTGCATCTGGATGCAGCCGGGGACGAGCCGTTCTCTTGCGCCGTCCTGTGCCGGACGCGGCAACTGGTGTCTGCGGTCACGGATGCGTTGCGGCAGCATGGCGTCCCGGTCAAGCCGAGCGTTGGCGACAATGACGCGGCCTGGACGCAAATGAAACGGTTCGTCGCGCTGCTGGCCAATCCGCAATCGGACGAGCTGGCCTACTGGTTTCTCCGCGTGAGATTTGGGAGCGACTACGCCGACCGGGCGCGGCACTCGGCCGCGCAAGCGTTCCAGAGCATTAACGATTATCATCTCCAGATTCCCGTCGGCCTGGGGCCAGGCGACATCCGAGGCCAGATGCAGTTCGCCGGGGTGCGCCAGTCAATCGACAACTGGATGCGTGTCGAGGAACTGATACGGGTGCACCTGACCCCGGAATCGACCCTGTCGGATTTGCTGGTCGTGATGGAGCGGGACACGCCGCAGGAATTGGTCACAGCCGAGGGGGTTACGGTGTGCACGATCCATGCCGCCAAGGGGCGCGAGTTCGACACGGTGTTTCTGCCTGCGCTGGACGATGGGATTTATCCGATTAGCGGCGAGGATCCGGAAGAATCCCGCCGACTCCTGTTCGTCGGCCTGACCCGCGCCCGTTGCCGTTGCGTGCTGTCCACCGCGCAGATGCGGCCGCCGCAGTGGGGCAACGGGCGCCCGGTTGCCGCGGCGCCGAGCCGGTTCATTGCGGAGTTGACAGCTTGATGAAATAGGGGTAATTTTACCGCACGATGACGACAACGATTGAAATTGATGGGCTCCTGAAATGGAGCGCTCCAAAACGCGTCGAGACCAAGGCCGGTCCCCGCATGCTTCGCAAAGCCGCGCCGACCGAAACATTTTGGGCCGCATGGCGCAGCGGCAAGGAAGCGCTCAAAGCTGCTGGCGTCTCCTGCTCCCGCGAGCAGGACGGCAACTGGTCCGCGTGCTGGTGGCAGCCGCTCACCGGGGCGGATGCGGCGGTTGCCGTCGCGCAACATGAGCGCAAGGCTGAAGCAATCGAAGTGAGCCGGGCAACTGATGCGGCGGTCGAGATCCCGAGGCCGGACGGGTGCGAGTATCTCGGCTATCAAAAGGCCGGAGTGGCATACGCGCAGTCGGCTTATCGCGCGGGATTCTCCGGTGTCCTCATCGGAGATGAAATGGGATTGGGCAAGACAATTCAGGCGGTCGGGCTAATCAACGCGGAGCCGAGCATCGGGCGCGTGATCGTGGTTTGCCCGAATACGCTTAAGGAAAATTGGAGACGCGAACTGACAAAATGGCTGGTCCGTCCGCTCAAGGTCGCGGTGCAATATGCGGGCCGACCTTGGGTAGGGAGCGTGGCTGATATCGTCATCCTTAATTTCGACATCGTGGGAAAATTTGCGAATCAGATCGGGGAAACCAAATGGGACTTGCGCGTTGTGGACGAAGCGCACAAATGCAAAAACCCGAAGGCCGCGCGCACAAAGGCGACGCTCGGGATTCAGGCGACACGGAAGCTGCTCCTGACCGGGACACCGATTCTCAACCGGCCTGTGGAGCTTTGGCCGCTCATCTCGGATTGTGACCCGGTCGCATGGGCCCCGAAGAAAGGTTTTTTCCGGTTCGCGAAAAAATACTGCGCAGCGGTCCAGAACGGATACGGATGGGACTTTTCTGGATCGAGCAACTCCGCCGATCTGCAAACCCGGTTGCGCTCAACGATCATGGTGCGTCGGATGAAAGCGGACGTGTTGACGGAGCTGCCGGCAAAGCGCCGGCAAGTCATCGAGCTACCGGTGAACGGTGACGCGGGGCTTGTGACCGCGGAGAATGACGCATGGGCCGCGCGGCAATCGGGCATGGATGAACTATCCGCCCGGGTGGCGCTGGCCAAAGCCAGCGAGGACCGCGGCGAATATGAGGCGGCCGTGGATGCGCTCCGGGCCGGTCAAGGCGCGGCATTTGCGGAGATGGCCAAAGCCCGGCATGACGTGGCAATGGCCAAGGTCCCGCACGTGATCAGTTTCATCGAGGACGCTCTGGAGTCGGGTAAAGTTATTTTATTCGCGCATCACCTGGACGTTGTGGCGCGATTCAAAGCGCAGTTTCCGCAGGCTGCGGTTGTAACCGGGGAAACGAAAACCGAGAATCGTCAGGGTGAAGTTGACAGATTTCAGAACGATCCGGCCTGCAATCTTTTTATCGGCAACGCGGCAGCGCAGGAAGGGTTAACGCTGACTGCGTCGAGTCACGTGATATTCGCGGAGAGCGACTGGACGCCCGGAGCGCTGTCGCAGCGCGAGGATCGAGCGCACCGAATCGGGCAAAAGAACAGCGTGCTCGTGACGCACCTTGTTCTTGAGGGTTCGCTGGATTCCCACATGCTCAAGACGGTAATTGCGAAGCAGGAAGTCATCGACAAGTGCCTGGACCGGGACGCGGGGCCGTTGGCAGCCGAGCCGATGCTGATTGAGGCCGGGCCGGTCAAAAGCGCGGTGACGATCACCTACGAGCAGGTAGCGGAGCAAGCGGCGTTAATCAGCCCGGAGCTTTGCCGCCTGGCGCACGAAGGAATGAAGCGACTCGCCGGAGTCTGCGACGGGGCGCTGAATCGGGACGGAGCGGGGTTCAGCGGCGTGGACGTGCGGATCGGCCACAGCTTCGCGCGGCAAGGCAGCCTGAGCCAGAAGCAGGCAGTCCTGGCGGCGCGGCTGTGCGTCAAGTATCAGCGGCAGCTCGGGGCCGAATTTGTGGAACCGTTTCGCTTGCTTTGCGGCAAGGAAGCTGGTATCAGTGGCGGCAAGTAATCACTTGGGCCGTAAGAAAGCTCAAAGCAAAATCGCAAGTGAACTTTAATTTTGTCCGTCGTTGGTTGCGTGCCGCAAGGCCGGAGGGTGCCGCGAGCTTCCCCGAATTTCTTAGCGCAACCGGCGGCGGACGATTCTTTTCCGCGCAATGAGCATAAGAATAATGTCAAACGTTTGGGCTGATCACTCAATCAAAAGCAGATCGGAGTTGCTGGTGTTATTGGCACTCGCGGACTTCTCAGGAGACGATAAGCCAGCATTCCCAAGCATCGACACGCTGGCCATGAAATCGCGATGCACTCAAAGAGGGGTCCAGAAGGTTCTGGCGAGGCTTATTGCCGATTCCAAACTTGTAATTGAATACGGGAAAGGTCCATCGGGAACCAATCTTTACAGTGTTATCTGGGGGGGGGTGAACGGCGTTCACCCCGAACCGAGCGTTCCCAAAAAGGAACCGAAAAAGGGAACGGTGGGTTCACCCAATCCGTCAGGAAGCGTCAGGAACGGTCATGAAACAGATACCCCCTTAATCCCCCACATGGGGGAAATGATTCCAAGGGGAAGGAAACCTCCGCCAAGAAACAGGCAACCGAAACCGGAGGCATCCCCGGAGAGGCGGGCGGAAGAGAAGCTGCGGCTCGGGAAACTGTTTGGCCGGCGCCAGTCAACAATCTGGTCGGCTAAGGAGTTGAAAGCGTGGAAGGAGATCAGCCCGATTGACGAAGAGGACTTTCAATCGGTCGAGCGTTACTACGGCGCAAGCATCCCTGCGGATAAGAATTACCGGCGGCGCGACCTTCAAACGCTTCTGAATAATTTCTCGGGCGAAGTGGACCGGGCGCGCACATGGAAAGAGCCAAACCCGTGGTAGCCGCGATGTCGCAAAAATATGCGGACTGACCAGCTATCCATGCCGCGCAAGACCGCGGAGAAACTGGCCGCACCCGCTGTCCCCGGTCACCGGCACGAGGAGGCGCTGGCAATCGCCTATTCCCTGATTGGGGAAGGATGGGCCCCTGGCGACGTGTTCCTTGAGTTGCGCGCAAAATATCCCGATGACGTTACCGACCATGAACTGCGGTCATTGATTAACGGCGCGGTGCGTAAGGGGCCGGTCCCCACAATCGGCAACGGTGCTCGGAACGGCGGCGCCTGGCATCCGATAGCGATGCGCGACAAGCCGAAGGTCGAAGTTTCGCCGGCTGACAAAGTCAAATGGTGGGTGTCCGGGGCCGAGGTGTCCGCGGAACAATTCTCGGCCGGCAGCCCGGCGGGAGTTGCGGGGCTTGGTGCGGTGGATGCGACCGTGCTTCTTTTCGAGTCGCTCTATGCTGCTGGAGATCGGGTGAACCTCGTGACTTTGTTTACGCAGACGGAATCCAAAACGAGTCCGCTCGGTGGCGGTAAAACCATGACGCGGCAATCGTGGGTGGATTACTTTCGAAAAAATGGGATACCGCAGAGCGACGCTGGAGCGTGGATGCGTCCCAACCCTTGCGCTATGGCCGGGAGCGGCAAGGACGGCGCGATAACGGACAGCGACATTGTGCGGCTCGAGTTTTTGCTCCTGGAATCGGACAGCTTGCCGCTGCCGTTTCAACTGGCGCTTTATGCGCGGCTGAAACTTCCAATTGCCGCTGTGCTGCTAAGCGGCGGGAAAAGCGCTCATGCGTGGGTGAGGTTGGGCGCTCCGAACAAGGAAGCTTACGACGAATCCGCGGCGAAGATTTTCGCCGCGCTTGCTCCATTCGGGATTGATGCCGGTAACAAAAACCCGTCGCGGTTGTCGCGGTTGCCGGGGGCCGTGCGCAAGATCGGCGCGGTTAACGGTGGCGAGCAGCGGTTGCTGTGGCTGAATCCTAAGGCGTCGGCCTTAACGGCTGATGGGTTGGCAATGTTCGAGCAATCGCTGAAGGTGCCAGCGATTCAGGAAAAGCCGCTGCATTCGCTGATGGCTGATTCAATGGACCGATACAACGATCTTGTGGCCAATCGCGGCAAGCTGGGACTGGCAACCGGTATCGCTGGCTTCGACATGGACACAGGCGGTTTGAAGCCTGGGAATTTTATTGTCATCGCAGGCGAGACAGGAGGCGGGAAAAGTTCACTGGCCCTGAACTGGATCAACACCGCGTTGCTGGCGCAAGTGGGCGTCGCCTACTTTTCGCTCGAAATGGATAGGGAAGAGATTTGCGATTTTCTGGTTTCGCTTAACTGCGGGGTGGACCGAAACCTTTTCAACACTGGCCGATTTGGAGATGACGACATCCGTAAAATTTCGGAGTGCCTTGCATGGCTGAAAGATTTGCCGCTGTGGATTTTTGATTCGGCCATCATCAGCGTCGAAGAAATTCGAAGCGCGGTGACTCTGCTCAACGCTGAAAATAAAATCGGGCTGGTGGTTGTGGATTACGTGCAACTTGTGGCGGCATCCGATGCCCGGGAAGTGAGGGAGCAGCAAGTGGCAGGCATTGCAACCGGGCTTCGGGCTGTGGCGAAGGACTCGAAGCTGCCGCTGGTGGCGTTGTCTCAACTGAACGAGGACGGGAAGCTGCGCGAGTCGCGGGTGATAGCGCACGCAGCGAATGTGATGATCATGATTGATTCCCTGGAAGCTAAGGGGGACCACTGCCCGAAAATGAAGGTAGTGAAGGGGCGCCGGATCAAAAAGAAATCCTACGACCTGGTGTTTGATGCGGTGCGTTGCCGGTTGTCGAGCGCTGCGCCATGAAAGCAGAAGAAAAGAGAATCGGTGAATTGTGGGAAGGGTTCGACGCGTTTTGGAATAAGAATTTATTGCCGCTGATCATTGAAGATTATCCAGAGTGGAACAGCGAAGAGATTCTCTCGAAAATGAAGCGCAACTGCTGGCATGGATGGGTTGAAGATGCACGGATTGATGCTATGAATCCGCCTCCATGACCCGCTACCGCTACGTGGTGCGGACGCTGGCTGGTGAGGAGATTTTGCGATATGAATTTAATCGCCGGCGCGAGAAGTGGTTTGCGACAGCGGTTGCCGCGGCCGGCTTCAGGCTGCCGCTGGACCAGTTCGGCGGGTGGCTGTCGCGGCGTGAAGCGAGAGCGGACCTGAAACATTGGCGGGGCGTTCCGTGGGTGAGCGTGGCGGCGGAAGCGGTGCCGCGGTTACGGGAGCGGGTGAGCGGCGAGCGCGGGTATCTGGAGACGCGATACGCGCGGTGAATTTTGTGACGGAAAACAACAACGAACCGAAAGAGAAGTTTATGACCTACGACGAAATGAAGCTGGCCGCAGGCCACGTGGCCGATGATCCAGGAGCGCATTCGAGTTACCGCGCAATGGCGATGGCATTTGGCCGCCTTGTGGAAAAGATCGAGCAACTGGAGCGGCGGTTGCCGGTTGTGGTGGCGGCTGGATTCTCCGAGGGCGGCAAGGTGCCTCGGTCACAGGACACGGTTGCGGCGGCGCGGCAGCAGGACGGCGCGGAGTCTCAGGACTGGCGAGACATGGCCCGCGAAGCGCTGAGAGAGCGCGACGGGTTGCGGCAGCGGGTGACCGAGCTAGTTTCCGAGTGCAACAAGTCGCACGAGGACGCGGTTGCGGCGCGGCATCAGGTAGCCGATGCAAGAGCGGCGCTCGAAGCCGCGGCGCGGCAATGGAAGGAAGCTGCGGCGACCAGTCGCGTGATCCAGGATCGGTTGGACGATGAAGGCGGGGCTGGCAGCATGGACCGGACGCACGGGCTAACCGCAGCGGTGCTGGCGTCGTGCGCGGGCGACCTGGGGGATGCGGCGAAAGCGCTCGGAATCAACCCGGCTGATTTAACGTTCTGACGGTGAAGCAACGATAACAACGAAAGGATAAAAATGCCACGTAAAAACAAAGCAGAAGCTCGCATGGAGGAAGTGCGGGACAAGTTCCTGCAACGGGCTGCGGAACTGTGGGACAAGCATCAGGCGGAATTTTCCACCGTCTTGGAAAACGCCGAGAGCCACTGTCTGAACATCACGTTTACGGCGGCGCTGGACTTCAGTGAGTCCGCGGCGAAGTTGGAAACGAAACAGAGTTTCAGCGAAGTCCACCGGGACAGCACCGAGGACACGTTTGATGACCCGAGCCAGCCCGCACTCGGCCAGATCGCTGCGGAAGCGGCAGCGGCAGGCCCGGCACCAAAGAAGCGCGGGCGCTCGCGCAAGGCGGCAGCGGCAAGCGATGACCGCGACGAGACAGGCGGGGAAGCGTGAGGCCGCGCCGTCACTTCCCGGCTGCGGAAGCGGTGGCGATGCTGCCAAGGAAGCAGGCGCTGCCGCATCCGTGGCAAAAAGGATTCCCCAATAATTCACGGTTGAGAGTCTTAAAAGAGGCCGCTGAATTGCGGCTGGAAACTGCGGCAAAAATACCGCTTGCAACCGCAGCCGGTAGCGGGCACAGTGATCGCACGAAACGATAAAGAGAATGAGCGATTCAAAAAATTCGGAATGGTTCTCCAATGTCACGAAAACTCGAGGAGCAACCGTGAACGATAAGCATCCCATCGCAGACCTGTTAGAGCGCCTCGCCGGCGGTATGTGCCACTACCCCGATGCGCTCAGGTTCGAGCACCGATTCAGCCCCGCGTCGGCAACGTTGACCGTTCGCGCTCACGCTGCCGACACGTCGCGCCTGATTGGTGAAGGTGGAAAAAACTATCAGGCATTGCGGACGCTGATGCAGGCAGCCGGGGCGCGGCGCGGGCTCAGTGTTACTCTGGCGCGGTTCATGGAGCCGGTCACCGGGCAGCCGGAACGGCACTCGGCAACCATGACTGAGAATCCAGACTGGCCACGAGAGAAGCTGATTCGGTTGCTGCGCGACACGCTGGACGCAGTGTTCGAGTTTAGCGACCGGATCGAAGTAGCCGAGTATCCCGAGGCAACCGCGGCCATGACAACGTTCGAGGTTTACATTTCGCCGCTTGAAAAGCCTGATCTATACGACCTGCTTAAAGAACCGCTATGGCGCATCTTTGACGCGATCGGGCGCCGTCACGGGCGCGTGCTCAACGTGACGGTGGCGACGGCGAAGGTGACGCGGCCTGAGTCAATGGAGCGGCAACCAAAGACGGCAGCGGGCCGGTTCAGCGGCGAGGTGGGGCGATGAAAGTCTCTGAACTGATCGAAGCGCTGCGGCAGCAGGATCAGAACGTGCAAGTGGCGATCGAGTGCGTGAACGATTACGGCAATGTGGCGGTGCTGGACATCACTTCCGTCATCGGGCAGGACCGGCGCGGGCGGATTCCGGTGCTGCTGCTGCGCGCGGAGGCTGACTGATGCGCCCGAACACGTCACCGAGTCCAGGGAAGCGGCGCCCGAAGCCGCGCAAGAAACGGTATCCCGCGCAATGAAACTGTTCCCTCTGCCTGGCGACGTGGACCCCGTAGCCGGTGAACCGCTGCGCTACATGGTGCGGTCACGGACGCGGCGGGGGCAAAAGTTTCTCGTGGACCTTGGCGAGTGGGGCGCGCATGGAATTTGCAGCTGCGAGCATTTCGAGTATCGGTTGCTGCCGCAGTTGCGGGCCGACCGTGACGCGGGGGCCGTGCTGGTGTATCGGCGCTGCTGGCACATTCGGCAAGCACTGGACTTTCACGCGGCGCTTTCGGTTCGCGTCATCGCAGCAACGTTAGCAAAACGACAACGATCGAATGACAGACAACCTTACGAAACCATCGGCGGCCGCGCGGCCTGACGCGGGCGGCTATGCCGCGTTCCTGGACCGCAAGGCGCAGATCGGGACGCGCAGCGGGTTCGCGCCAATCTGGATGCCGGACTTCCTTTTCGACTTCCAGAAATCGCTCGTGGAGTGGGCGCTGCTCAAAGGCAAGGCTGCGATCATTGCTGACTGCGGGCTCGGGAAATCCCCGATGGAATTGGTGTGGGCCGAGAACGTGCGGCGGAAAACGAACAAGCCGACGCTGATTCTTTCCCCGTTGGCTGTGTCGAATCAAATGGTGCGTGAGGCGGAAAAGTTTGGCATCGAATGCAAACGCAGCAATGACGGCACGGTCCACCCAAACATCACAACGACAAACTATGAGCGGTTGCACCTGTTTAACCCGGACGATTGGGGCGGCGTGGCGTGTGATGAGTCTTCGATACTCAAGAATTTTACCGGGCAGCGCAAGAAAGACATCACGCGATTTATGAGCAAGGTTCAGTATCGGTTGCTCGGAACCGCGACCGCTGCCCCGAATGATTTCGTGGAACTGGGGACGTCATCTGAGGCGCTCGGAGAGCTTCCTTACATGGATGTGCTTCAGCGGTTTTTTGTGGATGACAAAGACCGCAAGGGCTCGGACAAGCCCGGGGCGGCCAGTTACAGCAAGGAGCGGCAGGCAGCCCGCGTGCATGGTTACTGGAGGCTCAAGGGGCATTCTGAATCGGCGTTCTGGCGCTGGGTCTGCTCGTGGGCGCGAGCGTGCCGCAAGCCTTCGGACTTGGGATTCAGCGACGACCAGTTCAAGCTTCCGCCGCTGATCGTGAACGAAACAAAGATCAAGAACGAGAAGCCGTTGCCCGGCGAGATGTTCATCTGGAAAGCCGTGTCACTGGCGGATCAACGGACTGAGTTGCGGGCCACGTTACAGCAACGGTGCGAGATGGTGGCTGAGCTTTGCGCGCAGCATCCGGTGTCGGTTCTTTGGTGCGACCTGAACGACGAAGGGGACCTGCTCGAAAAGATAATCCCTGGCGCGGTCCAGATTGCCGGCAAGGATTGCGACGAAGCCAAGGAGGAAAAGTTTGAGGCGTTTCTTTCTGGAAAGATTAAGCGACTCGTGACAAAGGGTAAAATTGCGGGGTTTGGCCTGAACCTTCAGCTCTGCAATCACACGACATTTTTCCCGAGCCATTCGTGGGAAAAATATTACCAGAGCGTCCGAAGATTCTGGAGGTTCGGGCAAAAGAAGCCGGTCTATGTGGACATCGTAACGACTGAAGGCGAGGCTGGAGTTCTCCAAAACCTGCAACGGAAATCGGCGCAAGCTGATAAGATGTTTGATCGGTTGGTGGCCAGCATGAACGAATCTTTGAACATCGAACGGAACGGCAAACAACAATCCTCAATCGAAATTCCATCATGGATCACCCAAAGCAACTAATCACTCCTGACTACGCTCTGTATAATTCAGATTGCCTGGCCGTCCTGCCTAGGATGCCGGAAGCGTCGATAGACTTTTCGATTTACTCGCCTCCGTTCAACAACATTTACACCTACTCCAGCGCGGATGAGGACATGGGGAACTGCCGCAATTACATTGAGTTTCTGGAGCACTACGAATTCCTCGTGGCGCAAATGTCGCGGGTGACAAAGCCTGGCCGGCTATCCTTCGTTCACTGTTTCGCGATCCCGAAGGGAATGGTCCTAACTGATTTCGGCGGCGACATCATTCGGCTCCATGAGAAGCACGGTTTCAAATGGCACGGTGAGCACGTCGTGTGGAAAGAGCCGCTGCGGATTGCGATCAAGACGCGGACACGCGGACTCATGCACAAGAGCATCGTGGAAGACTCCACCAAGACGCGGGCTGCGCTTCATGATCGGTGCTTGATCTTTCGGCGCACGGGGGACAATGCCGTGCCGGTCAAGCACCTAATGGGGTTAACAAAGTATGCTGGGGAAACTCCATTCCCCGAAGGCTTGCGCGAAAAGTACCTCGGATGGGAGGATCAAAAAACCAATAAGCTGAGTCACTGGATTTGGCAGCATTACGCTTCG